AGACTGCGCGGCGTGGGCCCTTGCCTGTGTACCTCAACTTCTGGGGTGCCAAGACAACTGGGCGTTACTCAGGCGGCAACAAGATCAACTGGCAGAACATCCCTGCGCGTGGTCCGTCTGCGGGCTTGCGTATGGCACTGCGCGCTCCAGAGGGGCACACGGTGTTGGTGGGTGACTCGTCGAACATTGAACTGCGCGTCATCATGGCGGCGGCAGGACAGCTAGATGTTGTCGAGAAGATTCGCAACGGCGTGGACTTGTACTGTGACTTTGCTAGCAAGCTGTTTAACCGCACCATAACTAAGGCAGATGTCCCCGAGCGTATGCTAGGCAAGGTGGCTATGCTGTCGTTGCAGTACGGGGCAGGAGCCGAGCGGTTCCAAGACATGGTGCGCGTCACCGCGCGAAGCATCTCTGCACTGGAGCCCATCTCGATTGAGCGAGCGCAAGAGATTGTGCATCTGTACCGTGGCACACACAATAAAGTTGTGCAGCTTTGGAAGTACTGCAATGATGTAGTGTTACCAAGTATCGCTAACGGAAACGACCTACAACCCGTGGACGTGAACGGGTGGTGTGTCACAGAAGGTAGCGGCTTTGGCAGGCTTGGAGAACCCGGCGTGGTTTACCACGACCTCAAGCAGACCGACGGCGAGTGGAACTACCAAATGGGCAGGATGCGCGTACGTATCCACGGCCCGAAGATGGTAGAAAACTTGTGTCAGCATCTTGCAATGAAGGTGGTTATGTGGCAAACTGCACGCATCAATCACAAATTTCCAGTCGCACTATCGGTGCATGACGAAGCAGTTTGTGTTGTAAGTAATGACTTGTTAAATGACGCACGCGCTTACATGGAAGAATGTTTGTCGCTAGCGCCGCTCTGGTGCCGTAAGGATTTGCCAGTGGCGTGTGAGACAGGAGCAGGGGTATCGTATGGTGAAGCCAAGTGACGAGGTCTTTGACGGACGCTTACCAATCTGGTTAAACGTCGAGACAGACATCGGCGTACCTAACCCAGACATTCGTGTGACGCTACGCTGTATAGACGGCGACGTTCGCATACTGGAAGGTGAGTTCCTTGCTCTGGTTTCGGCTGGTAGATCAAACCGATACGCGTTCCATAAGCGTGATGTTATTCAGCAGTGCATTGATTTGCTAAACACACAGCTAGGTTTGCTAGCACTTGAGGAAGACTAATGAGTAATGTAATGCCGCTATCGTTCAGCAGGCTTTCAACGTTCGAGCAATGCGCGGCTAAGTTTGACTACTTATACGTTTCAAAGCGGGTGCAAGACCAAGGCTCAGAGGTATCGGAGTACGGCAACCGTGTTCACGAAGTCCTCGAAGCCAAAGGCAAGGGCACCCTTGATGAGGGTACCCTCTCGACCGAGGGCAAGCAGACGATAGAGAAGTGGGGTGACGTTGTCGACAAAATACTGGCGCGCGAAGGTACGAAGTACTTTGAGTATCAGATGGCAGTCAACGCCGACCTGCAACCAGTGGACTGGTTCGCTAAGGATGTGTGGATTCGCTCAATCGCTGACGTGCTGGTGGTGAACGGCGACACGGCGTACTGCTTAGACTACAAGACTGGCAAAGTTAAAGACAACCCAACTCAGTTGCAGTTATTCGCAGCTATGGTATTCTGGCACTTCCCCGAGGTCACAAAGGTAAAGACATCTTTCCTGTGGCTGAAATTTAACGAGGTTACTAATTCGGTGTACGAACGGCGTTTCTTAGATTCGCTGTGGCGTGCGTTGTCACCACGGTTTCACAAAGTACAAGAGGTCATCGACTTAGGTGTGTTCGACGCCAAGCCGTCTGGCCTGTGCCCGTGGTGCCCTGCAAAAGATATTTGTCCAAGCGCAAGACTAAAAGGTAAACGATGAAGAACGAAGGCGATGTTAAAAAAATTGTCAAAGACGTACTCAAGAACTCTAACTGTTGCTGGTGGTTTATGCCTCCTGCCAATGGCTATGGGCGCTCTGGTATCCCTGACTTTGTTGGGTGTGTTAACGGTAATATGTTTGCTGTGGAAACTAAGTTTGGACGAGGTACGACTACGGCTAACCAAGAGCGAGAAATCGCGGCACTGACGCAGGCAGGCGCTAAGGTGTGGATCGTACGCGAGACCACCGTAGACGATTGGGAGAGTGAATTTCTTGGGTGGTCTGCACTATGCTCGTAATCCCTGACAAGCGCCGCATTGTTATTAGCAGTACGGAGAACGAGGCCGTAGCGCAGTTCATCCCGCACGCAAAAAAGTTCTCGCACGATGGGCAAGACATGGTCGCGCTTAACTACGGTGTCGAGGAGTCGTTGGTGCTACGCAATCTTGGGTTCAGCGTTCCGCCCCCAGTATTGCAGTACTACAACTGGCCTGCGCGATTCGAGCCGATGTCGCATCAGAAAGAGACCGCCGCGTTTCTTACTACGCACAAGCGCGCTCTGTGTCTTAATGCGCCGGGCACTGGGAAGTCGATCAGCTCTATCTGGGCGGCAGACTTTCTGCTCGACGAAGGTGACGCACGCAAAGTCTTAATCATCGCGCCGCTGTCTACACTAAAGGTTGTGTGGGCGCGGGAGCTACGACATCACTTGCCGCACCGGTCGTTTGTTATATGCACAGGGTCAAAGCAGAAGCGGCAAGAGCTGCTCAAGACGCCCGGCGTTCAGTACGTCATCATTAACCACGATGGCTTTACGAATATGCAGAGCGACCTGACTGGCTTTGATGTTGTGATCTATGACGAGGCGACCGCGCTCAAGTCACCAAGTTCACAGCGGTATAAAACGTTCGCAAAGTGGGCCGCCGCGCACAACCCTTGGTTGTGGCTGTTAACTGGTACACCTATATCGCAGACTCCCGCTGATGCTTGGACACTCGCACGTTTGGTTGGCTCAGAGAACTGCCCAAAGAGTTTCACCACGTTCAAAGATATGGTGATGCAAAAGGTTACGCAGTTTAAGTGGACGCCAAGACCCGATGCGTTGGAGACCTGCAAGAAAGTTTTGCAACCGTCGATTCGATTCTCGCTTGACGAGTGTAAGGATTTGCCGCAAACTAACTTCGTTGGGCGCAAGACAGAGCTTACGCCTCAACAACAAAAAGCGTTTAAGGACATGAAAGACCACTGCGTGTCTGTGTTTGCCGAAGGCGAGGTCACGGCGGCTAACGCGGCGGTTGTACTAAGTAAGCTGTTGCAGATATCGTGCGGCGTAGTGTATGGCGACAACGATACGATTGCCATCGACGCCTCGGCGCGGTATAATACACTTACTGAGTTACTTGCAGAGATCGGCGACAAGGCAATTATTTTTGTACCCTTGCGCGGCGTTCAGGATTGGTTGAAAGAGAAATTACTTGCTGACGGATTCGACGTTGCATCGGTGCATGGTAGCGTTGGCAAGACAGAGCGAGATCAGATATTTAATGATTTCCAACACACAGACAGACCGCAGATTTTGCTGGCGCACCCCAAGGTTGCGGCGCATGGTTTGACGCTAACTCGTGCGAAGGATATCGTTTGGTTTGCGCCGATATATTCACTCGAACAGTATGAGCAGGCTAATGCTCGTATCAGACGATTGACTACAACGGGCAAGACTAGCGTGTGGCACATATGGGCTACCGCTTTTGAGGCAGAACTTTATCGGCGACTACGCGCAAAGCAGAACACGCTGACAGAGTTTTTAAACTTGGTTAATGGGATAAACGAGGAGTAGGGGCTATGAATTACGAAGAAGCGGCGCAGCGTTTTGTTGCTGTGCGCAAAGAGATTGACGCGCTGGAAGCAGCGCACAAAGAAGCTAAGGCGAAGCTAACCGAGAAGCTAAAGATGCTTGAAGGTTGGTTCACCGCCAAAGCGCAGGAAGATGGTCTTGAGACTGTTAAGACTTCTCTGGGTTTGGGTTACTGGTCGACGCACTCAACGGCGACCGTGTCATCCCGCGAGGAGTTCTTCGCACACTGCAAGGCTAACGACCTGTGGGATTTGGTAGAGACACGTGCGTCCAAGACGGGTGTGCGTAGCTATATCGAAGCAAACGGAAGTCCTCCGCCGGGGGTTAACTTCTCATCCGTCCGTGTCTTTAACTTCCGCAAAGCGCAAGCTACTGACTAAGTCACTTTTGAAACTGGAGAAATTTTTTATGAGTAATGCACTCGCAACTGTACCGGCACACATTGCCGCTCGTATCGCCGCCCGTCAACAAGCTGGCACTAAATCAGCTGTGACTTCAGCCATCATCGGAGAGGGTGGTAGCGGCGGTGGTATCCCCCGCATCAGCATCAAGGCTGGTCGTTACCGCTTGGTCGAAGACGGCGTTGAGACAACCGTGGGCATCACGCTAGACACAATCGTTGTCGGCGCTAACCCCCGCGTGTCCAAGGTCTTCTATGGTCAGGCTTATGACGCCGCCGCTGAGAACGTTCGCCCCAGCTGCTTCTCGAATGATGGCTTGAAGCCTGACGCGGCAGTCGAGTCGCCCGTTAGCAATAGCTGTGCAAACTGCCCCAACAACCAGCTCGGCTCTAAGATTCTGCCAAGTGGTGCCAAGTCTAAGATGTGCGCAGACCAGCGCCACTTGGCTGTGGTTGCCGCCGCAGACCCCACCAAGGTGTACAGCCTGACCGTTCCGGTCTCTGGCATGAAAGCCATGCGTGAGTACTTCAAAGACTTGGACAACTACGGTTTAATTCCTGAAGAAGTTATTACACAGTTGGGCTTCGATGACCAAGCGAGCTACCCCAAGATCACGTTCAAGCAGAACGGTTTTGTGAGCGAGAAGGCGGCGGCTCGTGTGGATGTGTTGGCCAAGAGCGACGAGTCCAAAGTTGCTACCCGCCAACTATCACCGCAAAACGCCAGTCCTGCCCTGAGCGCCCCTGCGGCAAAGCCAGCTATCAGCGCGCCAGCCGTCGACGATGCTTACGAAGAAGAAGCCGCTCCTGCGGCTCCTGTCAAGTCGGCAAAACCCGAGGTCGCGCCGGTGAAGGCATCCAGTGAATTAGCGAGTAAACTCGACAGCCTGTTCGACGAGTAGTAAACTCGATAAAACAAGTTAATAGCCCCCGGCTGGACCGGGGGCTTTTCATCAGGGGCAAGTGTTGGATACAAAAACTTTTATTACTCGTGTAACCGCCAACCAAGACGACATCGTTATCTGTGTGCATAGACCAGACGCATCTGGCAGAGACCCACGCGGAATCTTCTGGAACAGAGGTTCATTCTCAGATATTGATGAAGCAGTTGCGGCGATTACACAATGGGATGCAGAGCCTAACTCCACGGTTTACTTTACCGTTGGACGCTTTGCAGGGCATGAATACACAGACGATCAAGGTCGTCAAAAATACCGCCGCCGCCAAGTTGATGCTACGGCTTTCAAGGCTTTGGCTTTTGACTTGGATATTGGTAGCGACAAACCATACGCTACGCAGAAAGAAGGTTGGCTGGCGCTCAAGCAGGCGCTCACCCAGATCGGTTTGCCACAGCCGATGGTTGTGTCATCTGGCAACGGCATCCACTGCTACTGGCCGCTGACGCAGGTAATCGGTACGGACCACTGGGTCAAGGCTTCGATGGCTCTGCGTTTGGCGCTGGAGCAGAACGGTGTCGAGATTGATACCAGCAAGATTCACGACCCATCTATGGTGTTGCGTCCCGTGGGTTCGCACCACAAGAAGCAGATACCATGGAAGCTCGTTGAGTGCAAGGCTGACTGTCCAGACTTCGAGCCTGTCGAGTTGTTCGCAGTGTTGCGCCCATGGTTCGGCAAAGCGGTAAGCGCGGCGCCAGTCAGGGCACCGGGGGCTAAGCCCAAGTCTAGTGTCATGAGCGCCGTTCTCGGCTCTGGTGATGTGGTGCTGGAGAGCGTCCTCAAGCGATGCAATCAGCTACGGGCTATCGCCGACAGCGGCGGCCTGACTGATGCGGCTGGTAACCGAGTCGAGGAACCCATGTGGCGCGCCACCATGGGGCTAGCTAAATACTGCAACGATGTACCAGCGGCAGTTATTCGGCTGGCGGGGAAACACCCCGACTTCGATCTGGATGCCAGCATGGAGAAGATCGCTGGGTGGAACGGCACTGGTCCTACCACTTGCGCAAAATTTGAGCAGTTCTGCGGCACTGGGTGTTCACAATGTATATACAAGAGCGAGAAGCTGCGCAGTCCTGCGCAGTTGTCTGGCGAAGAAGTTGTACAAGTTCCTGTACAACAACCCAGCGGATTCTCGGACGAGTTGGCTGAAACCGTATTTACGTTGCCCAAGCCGTACATCATCCAAGACCACAAAGTTGTGCAGGAGGTTGAAGTCGAGACGAAGATTGTCGACGCAAACGGCAACGAGGTCGCGGCAACGATGGTCGAGCGCCAGCTGATCTGCAACTACGAGATTCACGTCACCGGCATCTACACCGACATAAGCGCAAGCTCTGCAACCGCTACCCTCGCTGTGCGGTATGAGCGTGATGGCTGGAAGTTCTTTGACATGCCAATGACAACCATCTCGATTGCAGGGCGCGACTTCGCAGACTTCCTGATGAGTAAGTTGATTTTGGTGGGCTCACCCCCACAACAAGAACGCTTGAGGCAGTACATAATGAGATATTTGGAGCAAGTACAACAGCAAGCGCCAAGCGGCGCTGAGTTCACTTCGTTTGGTTGGCAGGAAGACGGGTCGTTTCTCTGTGGTGAAACGCTCGTTAACTCGCCTACTGGAAACGTCAACCGCCGCCTCAAAGGTGCGGCAAGCCGATACGCTGGTATCCTGTGCCCCCACGGGGAGCGTGAGAAGTGGATCGAAGCCATGTCTATGCTGGACACTGAGGGCGCCGACAACATCCGCGCGGCGGTGCTTATCGCTACCGCTGGTTTGCTGGGCCGCGTGTCAGGCAACTCATCGTTCATCATGTCGATCTATTCGACGAAGACGACTACGGGTAAGTCTCTGGCTTTGGCGGCGGCGAACAGCCTGATCGGCAGCCCTGATAAGTTGTTGCTGGGCGACCGCGACACAGCCAACGCGCTGTATAACATCCGTGGTACGCTGAACAACCTCCCCGCCACTATGGACGAGATGACCATGCAAGACGGCGTGGCGGCTACGTCACTGGCTTACAACCTGAGCCTTGGCCGCGAGAAGATTGCGATGAACAAGAACCGGGAGATTCGTGACCCCGTGACTTGGGAAGGCCCGACACTTATCACGACCAACCAATCTTTGCACGGTAAGTACGACGAGTTCATGTCTCAGAACGAGGCGGTCAAAGCTCGGTGCTTGGAAGTTGCGCAGAACGACCGTATCTTTATCGGCGGCGAGAAGAGCGAGCGCGGCACACGCTTCTACAATCTGGTCAACGAGCACAACGGCTGGGCGATGCCCGAGCTTGCTGAGGCGGTTGTCGCTATGGGCGGACCGAAGGTGGTGTGGGATAAGGGCTTGGCTGCGTTTGAGAAGCACAACGGGTTTGACTTTGCACCCCCTGAGCGATTCTATAAGTCGGCGATTATAAGCGGCTGGATTATCGGCAACATCGGCAAGCGCCTTGGGCTATTCCCCTTCGACGTAGACGCCACTATTAAGTATCTGTGTAGTTGTGTTGAGCAGTATCGTCAGGAAGCTGAAAGCAACCGCCAAGATGCGTTCGACATAATCGGTCAGTTCTTGCAGGAGCACAACGACCAGCTGATCGAGTGCAAAGAGGAATATACGACCGGTGGCAAAGGTCAGGAGTCTGTGCAGTTCCCAGTGCCTGACAAGGCTGTTGCGCGGATTAAGGTTGTCCATGATGCGGCTAACCCCGTCATGCCCGGCAGCAGCATTGCGATCAACCAAGCGGCGCTGAAGAAGTGGCTGCTAAAGACTAGAGATAGCCTAGATCGCATCACCTCAGAGCTTGAGAGTTCCGGTGCGTTGATCGCACAACGGGAGCGTGTTACCCTGTTTAAAGGCTGTCACAAAAGCAACCCGGGGCAGGCGTTCTGTGTGGTGGTGAACCTAAATCACCCACGATTCATCGAGGCGATTACATCACCTCGTGCAAGACCACAGAGCCCGATCAGCCTAGCAGTCCTGCACGGTGTTGGAAGTTAACGCATCCGCGCGGTCTTTGTTCGAGCGAAAGACCGGTTTTTAGAGGCGGGAACCACACGAAGGTTCCCGCTGGCATTGTTGCCCCCCTTGGCTAGTGGAGTTTTGTGATCGACATCTTTGCCGTCACCCTTCTTCACTAGCCCTTTTTTCTCGGCTTCCCGGCGGGCAGCGTTGCGCATAGCGCGCTTTTTCTTCTGCTCCTCCGACCCTTGGTAGTTTGCGTACTCAAGTTTATAGTTACGTGTTGCCATTAGGCTTCTCCTCTGGCTTTAGCCGTCGCCTCTTGCATACGCACCAGAAGCTCGGCTTGTTTCTCGCGGAACGCGTCCCAGTCTGGGCGCTCGTATCGGGCTTCGGCTCGGCGCAGCTTTGAAATCTCTGCTTTGTACTGCCCCATGATTGCACGAGCTGCGCGGCTCTGCTGAATCTTCGCCTGATCTACGTTGTAATCGTAGACCTTGAAACCGGCCCAACGTGCCCATTGTAATGCAGCTGCATTGTCAGAGCGGTCGAGGCGACCCTTCTGCGTCTCCACAAACTTATCCCACTCGTTCAGGTTAACAAACGGCAGGTTGGGGGAGAACTGACCCTGTAAGGCTTGGAGGCGGGCACCCAGCTTCTCTAGGTTGGTGGCTGTGGTAGACGACAGCGTTTTGCCTGTCCACGGGTCAATGCCTGCAAGACCGATCATTAACCCGCTAATCCATGGGCCGCCGGGCTGAAGCGCCGAAGGTATCCACGACTGTCCCATGAAAGATGGTTTGCCTTCACCAACAACTCGCCCTAATGCAAAGACAGGGTTATAGTCGCCCAGCTTGTAGTAAACCGGGTTCTGGTCGTCGCCCATGAACGGGATGCGCACACTGGTGTAGGGGCCGATACCACCGAAGGCACGCTCACGGAGATGCTCAGGGCCAGTTTTGCGCAGACGCTCGTCTTCGTCGTCGCCACCGGAAATCTCCTGCATGATGTGCTCCATGACAGTATATGCCAGCATTAAGTTGACAATAGCCCAAGGCTTGTGGACTGCCATCTTGCCGAGCATGCCTGCCATAGCATAAGGCCACGATACGAAAGGCAACACAGAAGCGCGGGTCGCCTTAACTGCGTAGGCGTCGATGTCATAGTCAAGGAACCCGTCACGCGCCATGTTACCAGCGGTGTCAAAGGTTGCTTGCGACGGGACGCTCTCGCCTTTGTGGGCGGCGACTTCAGCGGCTGACTTCAGGAACAGAGCCAAGCGGAACACGTTGTCTTCCGCAGCATACAGGCCGTTAGCGAAATCGTGTACGGCTTTTCCTCCCTTAGCCGTCGTAGCTATCTTGCTCTTATGTTTTTCATACAGCGACATCTGCGCCACTTTACCGAACACGCCGGTGAGGAATGACTTGTTACCCTCCGCCTCTTTTGCGGCGTTCAGCAGCGCTTGTGACAATGCCTGCTTGACCTCGGTGCTAGAGTAGTCGCCCAGCATGGCGCTAGAGTTTAAGAAGGCACGCACCAAGGAGCGGTCGGCTTGTGACATCGAATTAGGCGCCGCGTGGTACATCGCAAACAGCTTTCCAGCTTGCGCCATGGTTCCAAACGACAAGTCGTGCATAATGGCAATAGACACGTTCGTCGCCACGTTGGTCATGTGCGTGCTGGGGTTGTAGACTGTCTTAGCCTGCTTGAACCAGCGCATCGCCCCAGAGGCAACTTGGTTGCTGACGTACGGACTGCGGTTGCTGGTGTCTTGCATCGCGGACCAGACGGATGACTTCATCACCATGCCAGCCAGCGCACCGTAGCGCGCGCCTTTGGGGATACGCACCCACAATGAAGGGCTACGATACTGGTGAGACACAGCTTGGGTGCGGTTAGTTTCGCTGTTGGCGGTAATAACTGTGTCTGGGTTAATCTTGATTCCGAGAACTTTCTCAGCTTCTTCGATGCTGCTGAAGGCGACAGAGGTAGCGGTGCGCTTGCCTTCCTCTACACCATAGCTTGCAACTGAGTCAGTAAACGTCTTGGACGCGAAGCTGTTGCCCAGCGCTGCCATGGTGTTGCGCAGTGCGTTTGCGAGCTGGTCGGCCTTATTTGCGCGGATAACCTGAGCGGCGGTGGTGTGCGCCTCGAAGCGATACTCGCCGTTGACGTACTTATCAAACACCCAGTTGTGCAGGTTGTCGACCGTTGTGCCGACTGGTGCGCCATTCTTAGCAAAAACTTCTTGGTCAATAAAGCCAGCGGGCACACGCTTACCGTTCTTGTCCTCAAACACCTGCATAAACTTGCGGTTGTCCAACATGTAGTCACCGCTTGCGTCGGTAGCCAGCCAGTCCGTCTGCAGGTTCTTCTCAGAGCGCTTGTGCAAACCGATCAGACGAGACATGCCACGCACACCCAGTGAATCAGAAGCTACTTTCTCACGTGATGTTGGGAACAGCAAAGTCTCAGAGAACTTACCGCCTGCAAAGAACGCTTTAGCTTTGTCGTCGCCCAGCTCTTGGACGTAGTAGTCACGCCACTTGCGGACGTCGTCAGCTACTTCACGCATTGCATCGTCATCTTTAAGCGCGTTTTGGTCGCCGTCCAGATAGCGGAAGATTTCGGATACTTTGTCGGTGGGCAGCTTCTCAATGCTGGTAGCCAAGCGCTCCGCCATGCGATAGCCCGCGTGCTTGTTGTTCTTGTACTCTTGGAACGTGGCACGGAGCAAATGCGGGGTGTTGAAGTGCGCATGGATATAGGTCAGCGCCCCTGCAAGGGCTGGGAAGTTGCGGCGTACCCAGTCTGCGGATGCCTCGGCAAATTTACCGATGAACGACTCAGCTTTGTTCCAGCCAACAAGATCAAACAGCACCTTTGTGTTTAAGTACTTAGGCAGCAGTGTCTTGTTAAAGCGTGAGATATCAGCGGAACTCGGCAGTTCGGTGCCCGGGCGCTTGAGCAACTGTTTCTGAGGCCCATCCATTGGGTCGTCTGCCCGCACGGCGGCCTCCAGCACGTTACCCTTGGGTCTTACGTCCTCAGCTACAGGTGTCATGCCTGCTTCGGCCAGCAGTTCAAATGTGCGGTTGATGACGTTACCAGCCTCGGTGTTACCCTTCAGACCGGTGAGCTGGCGAACCAAAGCCAGAACGTTGTTCCACACATCGTTAACCATCTGCAGGAAGCTCTTTGGCGTGCCCTTGGTAGGCATTGCTTCCATGGCTTTGCGGAAGTCGTTTAGGGTGTTGCCGTAGGATATAAGCTCCAACACAGCGTCAAGCTCGTTTCCTTTTTCTACCATGCCGCGCAAGATGTCGCGTACTTTGCTAGCCCTTTCCCCCAGCGCGCCTTTATAGCTAATAACCGCTTTGAGCGATTGTTTCAGCGCCTTGACGTTGGGGTGGTCAGGGTTGTTGTAGACGAAACTTTGCAACGCACCGTGGAGTGCCTCGTGTAGAACGGTAGAAGGGCTGTCGTCCTCGCGGATGTAGATGGTGTTGGTGTTCGGGTCGAAGCGGGGGTTACCCTCTGTAATAAACTGAACGCGAGGAATATCAGGAGCGTTCATGCGCTCGCGGCGCGCTGCAATGTTTTCCTCCCGGCTAAGGCTGGACTCGTCCACCTTAATCATCGTTTCGCGGATGGCGCGCGCGAGCACCTTGTCGTACGTGCTGCCGTTAAACCGGATGTATTGCAGGATGCCAAAGAACCCGGTGTACTCCAGCTCGGCGTTGCCAGCTATGTTTCCATACCCTTCTTCGGCAGCTTTGCGGAACTGCAACTTCTTTCCTGTGGCTTTCATCTCGCTAGCTTGGCGAGTGTCATTTGACTTCGACATAAATATGTCGTAGCCGCCCCGGAAAATATCTGTTTTGGCGGCGGCCCAACCAGAGGACAAGTTCACGTCGATCTTCTGCATCGCTTGGACGATGGCCTGATCTTCCTTAGACAGTGCGTTGAAGTCGACGTTGCTAAGGATTGCCTGTACCTGCTTTTTAGATGTGGCGATTAGCGTCTGCAGGTCTTTGGCGTTGTAACCAACCAGTTCGCCAAGGGCGGTAAGAGCCTGCTCGGCCTCATCCTTATAGCGCAGGTGTGTTCGTAGGCTTTGTTCGGCGTTGGCTTGCGCCGTGGTGCCCCCCTTAACAGGTTTCGTCGGGCGGTTTAAGTTGGTGCCAGAGTTCGTGAATTTCCACCACGCTATGGCAAACGTCCGCAGTGCGTCCGAAGTGCTTTGCGCCTTGGGGGTGCTCCGGCCTTGAACTTTGCCGCCCGACGACAGCAAGCCGCTAGTAATGTTGATAGCTTCAGTTTGGCCGATGGTACCCTGCATCGGGGGGACGGTGCCGACCTGCCCAGCAACAGATGACTCGAGGTTATCTAAGCCTAAATCCTGAGCAGCTTGTTGAGAAAAAGCACCCCCTGCAGCCGGAGCTGCGGGAGGTGTAAGGTCGGTGCGTCCATCGACCGTTGGAGAAACTGTGCGCAAGGGGCGCCCAAAGGCGGCTGTCTCAACTGCAGGGTTCGGAGCCGAGACTGGGGCAGCTGCTCCGCCAATATCGAGGCTAAGGCCGCTCATGTCCACGCCACCGACGATAGGACTAGCAGGGCGGCTCAGCGACGCCCGTTGCAGAGGGGATAGCACGTCTGAGATAGGACGTGGGCCGCGCGTTGGACCTTGCAGCGTTTCGGTTTGCAGCGGACCTAAGTCGCCGGTCAACGGGCTGTTGGGGTCATTCGTTACGGGTTGGCGAGTCGGTACTTGCGGGAAACCGCCGATACCCTCTAAATCTAGCGCGCTGTTCATCTGCCGCGCGGCGACATCAAAACGTGCTGCCGGTGTGTCGAGCGTTGGGCCTTGGAACGCCTGCTGTGCCTCGAACTGTGATACGCCAAACGAAGGGTCAGCTTGGTATGTAGGCGCGTCAGTTTCGTCGAACAGACTAATTTGACCGGAATAGTCCTGTTGCGGTTGCGGCGCTCCGGCGGCAGCCTCTGCGCGCAAGCGCTCTTCTGCCCTCCGCAGGATTTCTGCGGTAACCTGTGTTTCCCCGTCCTCTTTTTCCGCTTCCTCTTGCATCACTCGCGCGACCATGTTCTGGAGCTGGGTCGTTGCCTGCTCCCCCTGTGCGTTGGCGCCCTCGTCCATGCCACGGTTGAACAAGTCCTGTTGCGGCGCAGCATCCATCAAGTTAACTGGGCTGCCGTCGGCGAGAGCTTGCTTAGTCGCGTCCTCTGTAATTTTTCGGTCGACTTCCGCTAAAAGTCCGCGGAACTCTTGGAGCTGCGCGTTAAACTCCGCATCACTCGAAGACCCCCGCAACACATCCTGCACGCGTTTTGCTGCCTGTATGCGCTGAGCGCTGGGCAGGGCGGTGTTCGCCGCGTCAGCCATGTCCGCTTTAAGGCTCTCCATAAAAGACTTGGCGTCTTGGAATTCGGCCATAGTGCTCAGGGGGCTAATCATAGCTCCGCCGATGCCGCCCTTAACACCAGAGATTGCATACTCGTCAAACGCTTCAGGGCTTGTCAGGTCGTTGTAAGCACCCGCACGCTCCATAGCACTCTGGGCAATCTCGGTGCCACCCTCTGTGGCAAAGTCTTGGAGCGCTTTCTTGCCGCCGTATTTAAATGCGTTTTCTTTCAGCAAGTCCCGTGCGTTCTTAGCCGCGTTCGGCGCGAGTAATTCACTGGTGCCTTTCTTCGTCGCGTACTGCCTACCCGCAGCCTGCGCGGACTTCTTTGCAAGCTGGGCACCGATGCGGGCTTCCGGGCCGACGAGAGCTTCTAGCGCAGAAGAGCCAAGGCCTGACGTGGCCGCTGCAGTTGGGTCGTAGATGCCTTTTGCCCGCTGCTCCGAGCGAACACTGCCGTACGTTTCAAGCATCGTAGTAAGGAAACGACTACCCAGACCACTGAGAATAGCGACAAGCGGAATCGACGCGCCACCTGTCATAGGCGCGAGGGCTAAGCCGATTGGGGCAGTAGCTGTTACCGCAGCGGCTGTGGTGCCGAGGGCGACTGGAAGGTCATATGCCAGTTCGCCAACAGTCTCGCCGATAAGCGTCATCGGCTTGTCGACAATATCTTTAGCGGTAGTAATCTTACTCGGATTGCGCGCAGCGATGTCACCACCATACTGCTGCATGGCACGACCAAGAGACTCAGCGCCGAGGTCTTCGATTGTGCTGCCGTAGTTGGAGGCAGCCTGACCAAACCGACGTTGGAAGTCGTCGACGATGTCTAAGCCATCATAATCACGCTGCAGCTTTGCCTTGGCCTGTGAAGACTCAAGCGGCAAGAAACCCTCGGGGAGCTGCTCGTTATGCACATCAAGCAAAGGTGCGTTTTGGCGGCCTTCGTTAAGGTCCAGTGCAAATACTTTGCCACCGCTAAACACTTGCCCGGTGTTGGGGTTGTAGCCCAAGATTGGGTCGCGGACCTGCTGCGGCTCAACGGGGTCTAGCAGAGACTGTGTCTTCTGCCGCATCCGCGCGAGTATTGCCTCGCCTGTCTCGTTTGACCCCCCCGGAGCTAGCGTACCCGGCAGTGCCGCTTGTGTGGGCATGCCACTTGCGCGCGTGGCCGCACCGCCCTGCAGCAGTGCTTCGTTGGCTTGGGCGTTATAGTCAAAGATATTCTTCATAAGGGCCTCAGATTTACCTGCAACTATTCTACCGCGCACTGCGCATTTTATCTAGGTACTATGTTTACCCGAGTTGCACCATCTTCATGCGCCCCGGTCCAACCATGCCGTCGCTCATAGGCTTGCCGGGCTCGTATATCAGGATGCCGTCTCGGGTCGAGAAGAAGACGTTGTTCTGATCGTCCTTAAAGAACTTGCCGGACTTGTTGGGGTCCAGATTATTCTGCAGGATGATCTTTTGCATCTCTTTAAGTGAGTCGGCTTCTTTGCCCATCAGCGTGTTTACGCCCTTGATTTGTTCCAGTCGAAGGTTGTATTTCTGCTCGAGCATCGCTTTGGGGGCCTCGACGGTTGCGTACTTCTGCTGCGCTTCCCACACATTTGCTTGGGCACCAGCCATCTGCTTAGACAACTCAGCCGCGCGGGCTGCGGTCTGTCCTGAAAGTGTGCCATACAGATTAGTAACAAACGTTAGCCGATCTACGGGCGTGCCGACAGCTCTGTAGTTGCCTTCGGCGTCTGGTGCGGCCTGCACAAAACCTTGGTTTGTTTGGGCGTACGCCATGCCTGCGGCTTCTGCAAGTGAGGCAAGCGCGCCTTCGTCGCCTCGGGCGGCGCGGGATGCGGCATCTCGATGCACCGCGTCTTGCATGTTGGCTTGTAAGGTAAGCGCGGCAGTCTGGTACTTCATCATCGTCTCTGCGTCGGGTGCGACCGCCAGCATACGATTTAGCTGTGCCAACTTTGCGCGAGCAAGGCGAAGTTGCTCGCCCGCCTGCGCTTGTGTGTTTCCAACCTGACTGGGCGAAAACATAAACGCGGGCGTGTTCGGCGCTACTGGGGCTGCAGTCGATACTGCCACCTGTGTAGACGCAGGAGCCGTGGCTCCCTCTACGGGAGCTTCCTCCGGCGCAGGTGCCTGTTGCTGTGCAGTGCCGGACAAGATGCTGTCAACAATCGGGTCCATGTCGGCCTTGCCTTTAGCAGACGTAGCCCCTTTGTAGCGCAAGAGCGCAGCGCGAACGTCGCCATTAGCCTCGCGTATGTACTGGGCCAGAATCTCTGCGGCTTTGGGTATAGCTTTGTTGGGGTCCAGTCGGTCTGCATCAGACATGCCATGAACAGCACCAATCTGCGCGATTCCCAGCCCAGCCGATGGGCCTTTGGGGGAGACCGCATCAGCGCGGAAGGAAGACTCTGTGCCTAGCAATCGACGTAGAACCACCGGGTCGACGCCATATTGGGCTGCAGCTGACTCGATAGTTGTCGCGTACTTGTCTGCGGTTTTGTTAGTATCCCACACTGCGGCGGCCCCTTGGCCAGCTGGAGCCTGCGCTGAAGCTGTAGCCGGAGATGTAGCCGGAGCTGTAGCCGGAGCCTGATCTGGCGCGGGGATACCCGCAGTGGTTGCTAAGTTTGGCTTATTTAGGTTGAGCGCCTTGCGCTGGTACTCTTTTAGCTTGTCTTCTTGGCGCTGTAGTTTGTTGTAGTTCGGCAGGTACTCAAAGTCACCGACGCGCTCGTAGTTCGTGCCGAGCGTAGGCTCGCCAGTCACCGCATTAACTACGCGGTTTCCGACGTTGCGGACTCCGTTAACCACACCCATACCCAAGTTCAGCGCCCCCGCCATAGGAGCTTGGAACACGTCCACGGCGAGAGCGGGCGTCTTAAGCAGCGCAAGGCGATCCATCTGCGCTTGCATCTGCGCGGGAGTTAGCGGAGCGCGGTATGAATCCCAGCCACCCCCCTGACCGGGGCCAACCTGACGAGTCGGCGCAGCGGCGGGCTTATCAGCGCCGGGCTTATCAGCGGCGGGCGCAGCGGCAGCGGGCGCAGCGGCGGCAGGTGCAGGGACCCGTGGCGACGGCACTTCGTACGCGTTGCGCGCGAAACTAAGCTGGTTTATCGCAGCCGCGTTAGGCATATTAGCGATTTCTACGGGCGCTGTACCCGTGCCCATTGTTGCGTCGGGTATCGCCTCGCGGCCTACTCGCAGAAACTCCTCATCCCGCATACGCTTGATGCGGTCTGCTTCCAACTGCGCGAGTACTCTGTTCGTTCTCGCCGAATCGACCATGGCCGTGTTGACATCCGCGTCCGTCGCGTTTGTGTAACCGGTCATACCAGCCAGCGGGTTGTAGAAATTCATATCCAGCGCCTCGTTATGGGTAGTAGTATGCGTCTTGTTGCGCGCGGCGTAAAGCAGCTAGGTTCTGCTGATACACGGGGTTGCCCAAGTAGTTGTTCAGCATACCAGTAATTTGCTGCGCCTGCCCCACACCTGCTTTAGCCACGCGGTCCGCGCCAGTGTAGTCCGCGGTAGTGTTGTAGTTAGATGTCAAGCCCTTGGCTGCTGTGAGCGCCTGCTGCTGTGCTTGTCGGCCTATGTCCAAACCGGCTGTGTACGCAGTCGCAGCACCTGTACTGCCCTGTAGCTTGGCGCGGCGCATTTCGGCGTCGATTGTCGCTTTGCTCTTGCCTGCCCGTGCCATCTGGTTGCGAGCATCGACCATGTTGCGCGCGGTGTTCATCTGCTGCTGCGCCATGGCGCGTACCGCCCGCTCTTGCGGGTTATACAGGCTGCGGGCCTCGTTAAATGACTGCGTTGCCTGCGCGTTCGACTTGTCGGCCATAGCCGCATTTTTTTGCTGCGCCTCCTGCTGCATCTGCATCTGTTGCTGCGCCATACGGTTAGCAGAGCGATTCGCATTGTTCGCCAGCAACAAGCCAGTCAAATCTAGCCCAAGCCGCGCGGTGTTGTAGTTGTCCCGCGTCCATGTCTGCGCGCGATCGATGTTGCGCTCTACGGGGTTGTCGTTGGTGGGGAGGTTTCTGTTGCCCTGTGGCGCCCCAGCGTTCTGCGCTGACGCAGCATAGCCACCAGAGTCCCAGTTCCCGCTGCGGGCCTGATTTAGCATGTTGGGTTGCTTTGGGTTTAGTCCTCTAGTTTTAGCGAAGGTATCGCTTCCGCCAGTTCCAAAGTCGCCACCGGCGTTCTGCGCGGTGGTAACCGCAAACGTCCCGGCGTTCTGTGCTGATGCGCCGTAACCGCCGGAATCCCAGCTGCCTTGGTTTTCTGTGACAGGTGCTTGTGTGGGCACTCCAGCGTTCTGCGCTGATGCACCATAGCCACCAGAGTTCCAGTCGTTGCCGCCGTAGTTATAGTCGTAGCTACCATCTGACCAAGGGTCAGGCTGAGCCGGTAGCCCAGCCCCGCCGTAGTTATAGTCGTAGCTACCATCTGACCAAGGGTCAGACTGAGCCGGTGCGCTAGGTCCGCCAGAGTTATAGTCATAGCTGCCATCTGCCCAAGGGTCAGACTGAGTTGGACCGTACTCAGGAACTCCAGCGTTCTGCGCTGATGCACCGTAGCCACCGGAATTCCAGTCGCCGCCGCCGCCGCCGTTGTTTATCAACCACCACTCGTCATAGCCAGCCATGTTTAGTCTCCTTTAGGAACGGCGGTGTACTTGCGCAGCAGACCGTCAAAGAAATCCCGACCCTTAGCGCGCACAACGTGCGCAGGGATTACATACTCACCGTTTGCAATACTAACAGGTGTACTGGTCGTGCGGTTTATGGTGCCGATAGAGTCAGAGCGACCGGTACCGGGGCCAAAAACAGCGCCACCTTCCTGCATACCAGTGGGGTTAACCATCTGCGCTTGGTCCATCGAAGGAACTTGCCCGGGCTGGGTTGCCTGCCCACCACTACCCATGCTCTGCTGCAGCGCGCGGGAAATAACGATAATGTTGATGATTACCGTGGGGTCGAACGAAGGTGGCAGGGGTGTCATGCCCTGAGCCGCAACGAACTGGCGAAGCTGGGGGTAGAGCGCGGGGTTAAACATAGCCGCCTCTGCGACGCGGCCCATAGTGACCACTTCGTCAGGAGTCAACTCACCAGATTGCATCAGCTGCGCTGGGCGGGCCAACAAACGCTGCACCATCTGTGGATCACGCATCATCTGCGCGATTTGCGCCTGAATCTGTTGCGCGTCGGGTTGGCCACCCATAGATACTTGGCTCATGCCGCCCATAGGCATGCCGCCCATTACATCGCCACCATCTGCGTAGCGCATAGTCAGACCGGGCATGTCGACCATACCACCGTCCGCAAATAAGCTCTCACCAGTGGAACTATATCCGGTATCTGCGCCGTAAGTTTCCCCCCCAAAGCTACCGCCACTACGATCCCCGCTATCACCGCTAGTGCTATATACGTTGGGGTTAAATGTGTCGGAGGAAGTCGTAGACGGAGCCGCAGCCGGAGCTGGAGCTGGAGCTTCAATGGTAGTGCCGGAGCCGGTGCTACCTGCGCCAAGCGGGGCAGTACTTGTGCCGTCGTACGGCAGGTTGTTTGCGTAAGAGTATGCTTTGTTGGCACCGATTGCCGCCTGCTGCCAGCCGCGACTGCGCGCGCCAGCGTCTATACCAGCCTGCGCCTCGGGGGTCTGCGGGCCCATATCACCGGGGCCCATATAATCAGTGTAGTTAGGCCGGGTCATGCCCAAGCCCTGCCCACCCATAAAGTTTGCGGCTTGGGCGGGGTCCACACCAGACTCAAACAGCTGCTTGCCTGCCTGCGCATCGTCCACAGGGCCATTGGACCCAAAGGCTTTCCTACCAGCAGGGCCGTAGTTAATTATGTCTGCCATGCCAACGGACTTATCTCCACCAAGCGCAGGAGAAGTAAGTATCTGCGTGCCGAGGTCGACAGCCCCAGCACCGGGGATCATATTATTAACAATGGCTGAGCCTACTTGCCCTGCCCAAGGGCGCCCAGCTTGGGCGTTCATCCCGGCGTTGAGGAGGGTACTTGCGTAGGGGACACCAGACATCTGCGACAATACACTAGCTGCTGGCCCGGCATTGCCTTTGTTTAGCTGGTCTGCAACGCCGACTACGTTTCCAGCCTGTGCTAAGTCACCCAGCGTTTTGTCACCGCTAATCATACCAGCCAAGCCGGCCGCCTTAGTACTCAGCTGAAGCGCCTGTACCTGCAGAGGTGTGAGGCCGCCCCCTGCGATTTTGCCTGCGCCCGGAGTGCCACCAGAGCCCGTTGATACGCTAAAACCAGACTCACTGCCAGACGGCGTGATGCTCATGCCTACGTCGGGTGGCGGCACAGCGTCAGCTTGTTTTATAGTGTCAATAGCTTGGTTGATGCCACCCTTGTCAGCGCGGCCAACTCGCTTGAAGTAATCAACGCCAGCCGTCATGCCGACTTTAGAGCCGGGACGTAAGGAACTTCCGAGTAAAGAGCGGGATTGTGCCATGGTTATGCCTTCATGTTAGCTATTAGTGCGTTGACTGCACTTTGGATGTTACTTACGTCGATGGCCAATTGTTGCACATCATTAAGCAAATTGATATAGTCGTCTATCGTTGGCACTGACGCGCCCGAGATGGTGTAGTAGTTACCCCGCGCAGACAACTGCTTCATAATCTGCCGGTCGGCAGGTTCCACGCCAAGAGTATCGTTGGTAACTACACGACCCGGGCCGCGCTGCCCCAACATAATCTCGACGTTTTCTTTGAGCGCCGCGAGTACGTCGTACTGCCACTGCTCGATTTTTTCCGGTGGAATAGCCGGTATGCCCTGAAATTTAGGCATTAGGCACCTCTCAATCCAGCCATAGACTCAGCCAACATAATAGCACGAACGCGTACGTTGGTGGAAGCCCGTACCTCGAAAACATCAGCGCGGTACCCGCCCGGGAGTCGGAACGGCTCGGTTGTGCTTCGAGAACTAGAATAGATTAGCTTCTTGTTGACAAAGAACTGGAACGTAACTGCACCGGTGCTAACCCGAATTTCGCGCAAGTTACTGCCTGCCACCTGAAGCTCGTTGCCAAGCTGGGTGCCCATGGCGCCGATTACCTCGTTGTTCGTAATCAATTCGCCGTTATATATTCGGATGTTGGCGTTCTCAAGCTCTAGCGCAGCGGCGTCCTCTTCGCTGTTAAAGTCGCCTATGATTTGCGCGGCGCCCAAGTTAATTGGAGACTTGGTCGTAAATACCTTGGACTTCCAGTCCAGCACAGCGTTGCCAACCTGCTGCGAGTTCCACAACCACACTTGGTCGCCAGCTGCGTAGAAGAAGCGGTCGTTCTTGGCGTCGTAGTACGCGGCGGTAAATCGAACATCGGACTGCACCAAGTGGCCTCCGACTTCTTCGTTACGCTCGAACAAGAAGGTATTTAGGCCGTCCGAGCCAAAGTAGCGGCCTCGGTAGTACGCGCCATACAAATTCTTGGCGTCGTAGTCTTGCGGCCATGAAGCCCAGCTATGGACGTTCTTCGTTAGATAGTCTGTGCCTATGGTCGTAGAGTAGATCGCCAAGCCGCCCGCTGACGCCCAGACAACGCCGAAACCGATGTTAATAACAGAGCGCTTAGACACACACGGCAAAATATAGTCCGTGCGGGTAATAGACATAGCCGCCGGGTTGTTGCCGTCCAGCTTCCAAGGTGTACGGTCTGTTAGCGCAAGCAGTGTTGTTCCATACGCGCCCAGCGCGACGATCTTCGAGTCCACCTGAAGGCGGTACTTAATTGGCCACGCGTGCGGCACACCGGGTTCGCTAAAGCAAATTGTGTTGTCAAAGAAGCCCACAATCATGCTGTTGTGAATAGCTAACAACCCGAGCATCCGCTCATCGGGGGCGTCGTAGTCGAGAGACTCTAGCACGTCATCAAGCGCGGTAACGTCGAGGTCGTCTGTAAAAGACCGAGAACGCAGGACTTCCGCAGCGCCAGATAGCGCAGTGGCTTTAGCTGCGTCAAACACTGATGTGTCAGTGAACCGGAAGCTATCGGCATCAATCCTAGTGACTTTGTAGCTACCAGCTGCCAACTTCGAGTCGTCTGTGGCGCGAATGCTCACATAGTCATCAGATGCGTACCCGTGTGCCTCTGCTGTAACTGTGACTACGTCTGTACCGGCATCGCGGACATAAGTAGCAGCTTTGGGCAAAACTTCGTAGGTAAGTTCCCCAGTAAGTGCAAGCCCCTCAGCAGGAACAGGCAGCGAAGGGTCGACAAACGTGAATGTATTTATACCTGTACGGGTAATTGTCACGGTCGCGTCGGAGAGCCCGCTCTCGTCAGACACAACAATCTTAACTCGGTGCCCCGTCTGCAAAGCGTGGGTTGCCTTGGTGACAACTACGGTAGCCGTGCCAGCGGCGCGGGTGTAGTCTGCAGGGACACGCTCACGGGCATCTAACTCAGCTACGCGGAAGTACTCTGTACCCGAGACACCACCCACTGTCCGGTAAAGGCGTAGCCGCATACCTTCTTCTTGGTACCCAGCCCCGTGAGTCCACAGACTTGGTAGACTCTTTATCTGCAGGGTCTGGCCCTCTTTGACAAAAATCGTGTCGGATGGCTCGGACGGCACTGACTCTTCGTCCCACGCGGTATGGTATGTATAGACGTAGTTCCGAGGGCCAGTCAGGCCCGCCAAGTCAACCTTGCCTGTAGTGTCTGCAGTATTCGCTTCAGCGGCGCCGAAGTTGAAGTAGCTGAACGACGTATCATCTATAACCGTAACCTGCGCGTTAGACAAGTTATACAGGACATCAGTGAAGCCTGTAATTGTTACATAGTCGCCCGTAGTGAGCCCGTGTGGCGCGCTTGTAACTATGGTCGCGTTGTTACCCGCATCTCGTGACCGGCTCGCGGACGTCTTCTGCGTGAATGGCTCTGCCACAACTACGGGGACGACCGCTGGCAGTGGGAGACCCATCTTGTAACTCTGCGATGGGAATTGCGTCCCGCTAGTCGCCAAGTCGTAGTTGGTAACACGAGGGAAGTCCTCACCCGTGTAATAGATACGCTGAGTCTGGTCGCCCTCTACCTGCGCAGTGGCGACGTCAACGTCGGTTGTCCAGTGCAGCCACTTTAACTCACCAGTTTCTGGGTCTTCCAGTGGGTAGATCGTGCGGAAAAGACCGTCTTTATCTAACTTAGCCACGCGCTCTGGGCGGCGATACGGCAGCAGATCACCGGACGACAAGTCCAAGTTAAACGCATACTGCGCTACGGTGTCGGGCAGAAGTTCGCCAGAAATCTTTGGCGCTTCTCCGAAAAACCGCTGTATCTTTAGCGCTACGCCGGGCATATCTTATTTTTCCTCGTCTTGGACGGGGGGCTGTGGAGCTTTGCCGAGCGCCATCTGGATGGTCTCGGTCTCATAAATACGGATGCCGGTCCAAATTATAGTGAACACCGCTGCAACTGAGGGGAGGACATTAGCCAAAGTACCAAGCACCGTAAGAAAAGAGACACCGTCTACGACGTGTTTAGTGGATTCAGAAATTGCGTTCATCATCTCAGCACTTCCACGCCCGTAGGCTCTTGTTGATGCGAGAGTTCGGGTCTTTAGCCGTCTTCTCGCTGGTTAGTTTTTTCTTCATGCCCTCCATGCGGGCACAAAACGACTCTTTACGCTTGCCGCCTTCAGGCTGGGGAGCCTTCAGTCCGGGTTTACCCGGATTGGCTTTGTTGTAGGCCGCACGACCCTTGGCGTTAAGACCGCCGTTGGGGTTCTGACCTTCTTTACGCTGCCAAGCGGCTGTCTTTGACATTACTTGCCACCAATTACATATTTCTTTGACTTGGGCGTCATAACGAGGCCGCCGTTGCGCATGCCTGTTTCGCCGTATGCGGGGCCTGCGTTGTTTCTGCGGAAGCGTTCGGCGTCCGTGCGATCCTGTGCAGCACCGGCAAAAGCCGTGTTTTTGGGGCGTGTAGCAAGCAGGCGCGTAGTCTCTGCCTCAGTTTGCTTGCTCTGCTGGCGATTTTGCTCGTTTTGCACCTGTCGCGAAGTCTCTCGATTCGTCTCGCGATTCGCTTGAGAAGCCTTTGCAGCCTTCTCTTCATCAGCCGTGCGAGTGTGGTATGACTTGCCGTTAAACGTAAATGCGCCGTCACCTGCGCGGCGACCTGCTTTTTTGTTCGCGGCGCGAGCTGCGGCGAACGCTTTTTGGAACTCAGACATTGCCATGATAAACTCCTTACTTGACCTTACCACCGCACCTGTACGGTGTGGCTTTGGGTGTCATCTTGACGATACCGCCGTTGCGCAGGCCCGTGGACCACAACGCCTTGCCGTAGGCTTCGTTGGTCTTGCGCTGTGTTTCGCGCTCTTTCTTCTCCGCCTTGAGCTGCTTAATTAGCTCGGGGGACATTTCCATGTCATCAACGGCTTCGGCGGCGCGCTTTGACGATTTTGCGTTTGAGGACATACCTACTCCTGAAAAGTTAGTTTATTGTACGCTGCCCGTCATAGCTAGGCAACACATTTTTGACAAGCGGTCAAAACTCTGATACATCCCAGACCTCGCCGCGCCAGTCGACCTGTCCATCATCTACTGTCATACACAATTCCGGCGTCAACAAGCGCCCATCTCGTATATTCAGCACGACGAACCCCTGTCGCCAATTACGTGGATTGTTTTCTGCGTAGTTAAATTGCTCGCCGAACGGGTCCGCCAGCGTCCCGCAGTCAACGCCCCAGCGCGTGCCCTTGTAGTCTGTCCAAGGCGTGGCTTTTAGACTGTGTAGGTGACCGGTGCAGAAGCTGACACCACTTCCGACGGCATTGTTATGCGTCGCGTGAATTCCGCCCTTCCAGCGGTGTTTAACCATTAAATCGTCAGTAACCCAACAAGACATTGTGTGTGTCCACTTATCGAAGTGGTCAGGTAGGGAAAACCCTTGAACGTCTCTGAACTGAGGCGCGACTGCAGCGAGGCGAGCACTAAACCTAGCGTCATGGTTGCCCAGCGTCCAGATGAGCTTAGCCTTCGGGGCGGCGTCCTCGATCTCTCCTAGATACATCTGGCATGCTTTTAGCTCTTCGAGCACAGACGGCACAGGGGTCCAGTCGTTAGCGGGGTGGCGGCTTACGGCAGCGCCGTCAAAAGCATCGCCGTTGTTAATAATCGCCGTGGGCTGAAGCTCCTCAATAAGCCAGAGCAGGGCTTTGTACGCCGTGGTACGCTGGTGCATCATAAAGTGCGCGTCGGAAAATACCAACACGGTGCCGTTTTCTATGCCGAGATGGATGGCTTGCGGGCTCTTGTACGCGTCTTGATATACAGCAAATCTAGCCGCGCTAGTGCTAGCGGCCTCAAGTGCCTTGCCCAGTTTAGCCTCAAGCTGGCGACGCCGGTAGTAGAGGTGCCGCAGCGACATGCCAGACACCTTGGACATCATCGCGGGGCTCTTGTGCTCGTTCCAAAGCGCGATAAACTCATCGTCAGTAAGTAACGGGGTAGCCACTAGAAATTCTCCTTATCAAACCCAAGAGACACACAGACTTCACGGGCACACTCCAAGAAGAACGCGTCGTGCGGGTTGTCCGCGTTAAGCCGCTTTAGTCTGTGCTGGTGCAGGTGGATCATCTCGTGGGCCACTGTGGCTACCAACTGATTGACATCCCAGACTCGTGCGGTACTGATTGTTATAAGACTCGGCTCTGTCTCGAACGAACCGAACATAGACGCGTCGCTAACGACGCGGGTTTCTATTTTTGTGGGGAGCTTCCACGCACAAAAAGGGCCCATCCCGCGCAACATCTGATACGCCAACAGGATAGATTTCTTGGTCACGACGCGGCTAGCGTCCACCATGATTAAGCCACCAAACCGGGCAAATAGACTGTTTTGCCGTCTTTTTTAGCGGCTGTAAGCACCTGCTTCTTGTTATCAGCAGGGTTATAACTCACATGCACCCAGCCAGAATCAGGGATACCGGGGGTGTAGAACTCAAGAATAACTTGGCGAAATTCGAGGTGGTCGACAATCCACTTGGCGAGGTCAGCGTTGGCAACGCCGGGAATCTCAATGTCCGCAGCCATGCCTTTGCAGTGGTCTGACGTCTTGGAGCCACCGACCTTGGCGTTTACATCAGGGTGGCGAAAGCCGGAGTTGACCTTGACGCCCATGCCGTAGTGATTGCGCACAGGCTGCAGAACACACTCGCACAAGGCGGTCATGTTATCTATTTCGGTCTGGCTGGGGGTGTTATCCATGCCCAGACGCAGAGCTGTATCGCTCTTGGTCATCTCGGCTAGGGAAAAGTTAGCTGTTAGCTTCATAACGAGTCAGTCTGTTTTGGTTTGATTTCGATGCAGTCCACCTGAAACGCCTGCACGTCGGGGTCTCGCTTCATAGTAACAGCCGCGATTTTATTTTGCGCCTCACACTGTTCCAAGGATATGGACAGGTTACCGTTGTAAAAAGAGCACACGTTGCTGTTCAAGCAAACAAACGCCACAGGTAACCAGACCATAGCCCACCCCCTATTTAAAGGTTTTCAACTGCTCATCCTTATCTTTGCTGCCAACGCTGGAGCCAAAGTAGTAAGACAAAATCTGTGTCACCGCCGCAGAGAGGACGCCAAGGATGTAGATAAGAATATCCTTAGCTTCCGGCTTAACTTCGACAAAGATAAGCACAGCGAACAGCACGAACGATAGCCCTGTGACGCCGAGCGCAAGAGCTGGCGTGACAACTTTGTTAATAAGAGGCGCGTGCTCACTCGACACAACAGCCATCTCGCGCTGGCGAGCGCTAGCTTTATCCGCAAGAATCGCTTTAAATTTGTCATGTTCAAGCTGTTTAATCTTTGCTTCAGCCTCTGGGTCGCTGCTAATTGCTTTGACCACAGAAGCTACTTCATCCTCGACGCCAAGCTGTTTAGAAAGCGCAGTAACTGCCATGCCAGCCAGAGGGCCGCCAAGCGCAGTCGCAATACCGGGCGCGAAGCCTTTAACCATCCCAATGAGATCATTCATCAACCTACTCCGTTTTGCTTCCACTCGATAGCGGTAGCGACCATGCCCCACAAAGCCCACACGCCGAGTACTACTACGACGGCGGCTAAGGCGTAGCCAATCAAGTCACGGCGGCGTTGTTGCTGGTGAATAATCTGACGCTCACGCTTGAGTTTGATCTGTCTCTGCATTTGCATCAGTTCGTCAAAGGCTTGTGGCCCATAACGCAACTTCACCATCGACATAAGCTCTAGGTGCTGTTTGCGCACCGATTCGCGGCGCTGCAACTGCTCCATCGCCTCTTGCTCGACCGACTTTCCGCTACCGATGCGCTGAAATATACCGGGCTTCTTGTTGTCAGCAGCTTGTAGCTCGCTGACCTTTCCCATCCACGTCCCGATCTGCCCCAGCACATCTTCCACCTCGCGGCCAGCCTCCACCAGTTTTTTAACTGTATTGAAGGCCGCCGTAGCGGCCATGAAGAGGCTGATCGGGTCCATCGACGCTTAGAACGGTACGGGCATCGGGGTGTATGACGCTTCGTCGTCGTCCTCAGGCAACGCGGATTCCCCGGCGTAGCCGCCGACAAAGTACTGCCCATCCTCCATCAGGAAGCCGACAGCCTGCTCCGAACTCTGGCACCAGCCAGTGATGTCAACAACCTTCAGACCGCCCGTAGGTACGACGTTGCGAGAGCCGAAATACACCGTAGTTGTATCCCCGCGCATCAAAACACCGTTGCCGTTGTAACCCCACATCTCAACGGTGCCGTCGGTAAACAAGACCGCAGTCCAGTTATAAGACCCGGTGCCGCTGTGGATGACTTTGGTAGCAATCTTGGAGCCGAAGTCAAGTTTGGTAAACGTGGAGATATTCCCCGCAGCGGGGTCTCCGTTGCCGCCATAGCCGCCGTAACCAGTCGACCAGACAGAGCCATCAGTCTTGATAAGGAAGACCATGGGGTAGTCATACGCACCGGCGTACACCGCCTCCACGTCCGTCTCAATCTCCACGAAGCTGGTCTGCGTTGCGTTGCTACCATCACCAAGACAACCGTACGAGTTAGCGCCGCAGCCGTACAGCGTCCCGTTGCTATCAAGCGCGTACGTAGACGTATGGCCGCACCAGACCTTGGTCATCGTCTTGCCAGATAGCACGCCTGTGGTGCGAGGTACGGCGAGCGCCGAGTTGTTGGTGTTACCGGCGCCAAGCTGCCCGTCGCCACCATACCCCCACGTGTATAAGACGCCGGTGCTAGAGATAGCGCAGTACCAGCCATACCGCTCACGCCCCGCCGCGACCCAGACGATGTCGCTGAGCGCGGGGACCTGCGTAAAGTAGTTGCGCTGCGACGTGTCACCCTGACCGAGCTGCCCGTATCCGTTGTATCCAGCGGTGTGGACAGTCCCGTCGGCGCACAACACCAACATGGATTGGTACCCCTCCTGTCCGCACTGTGTGGCGACGTGGGTAACAGTCTTAGTGTTGATAGAGTTTAGTTCGTTGTTGCTGGCGCAGTAGGGGACGCGCTGCGCGGTTGTGTTGCCGGTGCCGAGCTGCCCGTATCCGTTATACCCCCACGTCCACAACTTCCCATCCAAATCAATCACTGCCTGTTGGCCATAATAGCCTAAGAAGAGCTTGTCAACACCGGGGAAGTTGGGTGGAAACGGCAGGCGAGTGGGGTAAGACCGGTCGTTCGTAGTGCCATCACCAAGGCGATAATCTGCGTTGTCGCCCCACATACGAACGCTGTTGTCGTTCATGATGACGCCGTTGTGGCGGTACGTCAGCGTTTGTTGGTTATATCTTGTCGACTCGGGCAGGGCTTTTACGCGCGTCGCGGACCGCACATCCGCCGGACCCCACACAGGCAGGAGGGTAAGTTTGTCGATCTGGAGTACCTGCCCCGCCTCACCAACGGGCAGCGCGGCGAGCCCTGTGCCGTCGTTATAGATCAGCTCACCGGCGTTAGCGCCGATGTTAGCGGACCCTTGCGCGAACAAGTCCCAGTACGTGCCAGCTGCGGGTGTCTGCGCCGTAGCGGCGGTCTTGCACACCCAAGAGTCGCCGTTATAGGACACAACGTCCTGCGCTGCGTACGCGGTGCCAGCGTCATAGGCACCGCGCCACTTAAAAGCAATTTTGCCGAGAGAAATTGAAGCCATGTGTAGGTCCTCTTAAAACAGAATTTGTCGGGGGCTGTAGCAGTTTTCGTTGTCGTCGTCGCCGTTGATGCTGTAGTACCCCGAGCCAGATGCGTAGACTTGCCCGGTCTCAGTCAGGAAAATAGTGGTGAAGTAGGGCTGAGACACGGCAAAATAGCCGACCCACTGAAAATCGACAATTCGCTCGGGGATAAGCGCTGGCGAGGCGTTATTGCTAGAACGGCTAACCGCGTCCCCCGTGCCGAACCCGCCGGTATCGTCGTGGCCCCACATAATCACCTTGCCATCGCTTGTCAGTACCCCGGCGGTAGCCGAGTACTGCGACCCGTGCATGGTAAGGCGCGTTGCGTTAGAGATAACCCCAACACCCTCCTGCGCCCAAGTGTTGCGAGATGTAGAAATTACGGAGTAGTTGCTGTCGCCAGTCCCCCAAACGGTGCCGTCATCTCGAACAGCAAGCTGTTTCTGGTACCCACCTTGTACGGCACCGTAATCTACAACGCCATCAAGCACCTTGCGAGGGTGGTACTGGTTACCGGGCCAAATGTCGGAGTTATAGCCGACACCCCAACCGCTGTTGGTCTGTCCGCCGCCGTCACCCCACACATACAAGTCACCGTTTTCAAGGACGACGCCCTGCGTGCGGTACGCGTTATACCCGGTGGCCCAGTGCGCGTCGGTCTCAGACATCATAGTCATCTTGACCTTCTTATCTTGGCCCCACGGCATCCACAGGCGGTGTGCGGCAAGATCGACTTGCCCCCAGCCTGATGTGGACGACTGCCCCGCCACATAGAGGTCGCCATCCCGGCTGATGAGGTGAGAGGCACCATACAGGCTCCCCTGCATGATCATCTCTCTGATCGGCACAGTTTCTGTGAACGGGAGTAGGCGTGGGACGTTCGCGGTGCCTGAAATGCCGAGCGAGCCATACTGGTTTGCGCCGAGCACATACACACGACCTTGGTCGTCCAAAAGCATAGCTTGTGGATACGCGTTGTCGCCGTACGCCCCCCGAATCTTCACAATCTTAGTTGTCGAGCCGAGGTCGCCGTAGCCCTGCAGCTTTCTAGGTATTGGGATGCTCGTGGCGTTAACGCCGCCCAAGTTATTGTCCCCGATGCCGCAAGACCACGCCATGCCGTCGGCGGTTATCAGGTACGTGTGCGCCCATACGTTATAGACGCTAGTGACCGGCGGAGTGCCGGGAGGGAACGCGACGCGTGTTGGGAACGTGCGCCCGATGTCCTGATTACCCGCCCCACCTCTGCCATTAGCTTGGCTACCCCACGAGCGAGCAGACCCGTCATTCATGGTGGCAATCATGTAATACGACGAAGCTAAGTACTGCCCAGTTCTGCCTGTGCGGGTGTCCATCAGCCCAGTTGCTAACGTACCGTTGCGCGTGTCTTGGAAGCGGAACTCTACACCATCCGCGCCCTTGGAATGCAGCACCATATTCCCAAAGCCGCCAGCGGAGACACCGCCTGTAAGCAGGTGTCCTTTAAGGATCGCATCCTGCTGACCCAGCGCGAACTCTACAGGTACGCCGTTGCGAATGACATACGCGCCGCCGTTCTTGTAAACAACATCGTTGTCAGCGTACGCCAGATACTCAGAGTAAATACCCTTCCAGCGATACCCGATTTGGCTAATATCTATATTCATAGGTTCACTACCAGATTGTTGTTCACGACGCTAAAGGATACGCCGTCGCCTACCGCCCACGTAGTATACTCGGATGCGACGTAGTCGTCACTACCATATGTGTGTAATAACTCTGTACCGTCTGCGCTTAGATTAAAGCCGAAGAACGTCGGGCGGGCCACTGAGCTAACCAACTCGTAGCCAGACTCGTCATCCTTTACACGCAAAAAGTTTGAACCCTCCCCGGCGAGCGAGTTGGGGATGTTAATAGATGCGGCGGCAATCTCGGCGGCGTCCTGCGCGGCAGTGGCCGCA